CCGGTCAGAATTTCGGGCTGCAGGTGTGTGGCGGCCCGAATCGCCGCCTCGACTAGAGCACCCATCTCCGACGCCTCCAACCGCGACCTAGCCCACACGTTGATTTGCATGCGAGCGTTCGTCTTGCCGGGCGCGTCGCCCGTCAGGAAGTTGATCGGCTGGCCGCCGACTGCTTGGTACGTGATGTACGGAACCGGCGTGCCTTCGGGCGCCACGTCAGGAAAGACGCGGCCGCCGGCCAGATCCTTCAGGGCGGTATAGACATGCGCTTCGATGGTCATTGGGATGCATTCGCCATTAGGAGTTGGATCAGTCTTTGGGTCATGACGTCTACTGCCTCCGCTTTTTTGCTTTCATAGGCTGGGCGCATGAATGGGTAAGCTGGAACGGTGGCGTCGCCATACTCCAGAAGAGCGGCGGCCCGATGGGATTTCCATCCGACCTTTCGGCCTCTCTTGCCGTAGTTGGTGTTCTCCGGGACGAACTTGTGGCCCTTCTCCACCCACTTCCAATAGAAAGCGTCATCGCCTCCGTATCCACCCTTCCGAACCGTGACAAGGTAGACCTGCCGGATACCCCCGTTCGAGTCCTCTTCTAGGCGCTTGATGATGATGTTGTCGTGGATCGTCCAGGTCTTCGCGTGCCTAGCAGCGTTTCGCTTTGCCTCCTCGCGGAAGATCTCGGCGCCGGCGAAGCCGGTAATGCGGAGCACGTCCTCGCTGACAGCCCCTTCGAGCCTGGAGATCGCGGTCGCAAACTCCGCCTGAAAGCCGGAAAGGTCGAACTCGATCACTTCACGTTCTCCACAACCAAAAATGCGAACGACCGGTCTACGTCGGGCAGCACCGACTTGACGTCGTACTCCTCGCCGGCGTAGCGAACGCGCCAGGCCGGGGTAACGTCTGCGCGGGCGCGGATCCGGACCGAGGCGCGCTTGACAGCCACCTCCGCGTTAGAGCGCAGCACTTCGGCACCGCTCTGGAATCGGACATCTGCCCAGATCGTGGCAACGTCGGGCCAATCTTCGGTCGGCTGGCCGGCGGCATCTTTACCTGTCGTGCGCTGCAGGAGCGTGATTCGATGATTCATTGCCGTCATAGGTACACCACCAGCCCATCGAGCAATCGCTCGAAGTTCGACTCTTTCGCATTCGGCACCGGCGCGAAGTACTGCGCGACGCGCGCCAGGACGTAGCTTTTGGCCTCGTCGGGCACGTCTTCGTCGCTCGGGCCATAGCCGCAGGTGTACTGCACCTCGACGCAGTTGATCGCACCAGGGCGCGCGTCCGTTTGCGGCCAGATCTTTCCGGGGGCTGGCTTGACGATGCCCGGCTTGTTCTTGGTGTCGACGACATAATCCCGTGGGTCGAGCGTCTGCGCGGACCCGTTTGCGTCGGTGAACTTTACGTGCGCGACACCCAACACCGGAGAGCGCTGCAGCTGAATCGATCCGGCGCCCGGCGGGAATGTGTCGAGCACTACCTCACGGGTTTGCCCGATGAATGCGCGGCTGGTCTTGTGCTCGGCCTCGCGGGTGTATGCCCTCACCTCTCGCTTAATGTCGACGTCGAGAGGCGATGTTCCGTCCTGGTCAACGTCGACGCGCGCTGCCCGCTGAGCCTCAGCCAGCGAAACGGCCAGCGCCGCTGGCGGAATGACTACTTCGTCGCTCATCTGTTATTCCTTTGCGTTGCTGCCGGGCGGCCGCTGGGCTGGTAGCCAGGGCCGTCCGGCGCGCGGGCGTATTGAACTTCCTGCTTTTCGCTTTCAGCCGGCTCCATTTCCGGTGCCGCAGCTAGCGCCGGATGATCGCGAAGGCATGGGATCTTCGTTATGTCGATCATCAGTGCTCCTCTTGCGTGAAGTAGATGCTTCGGAAGATCCGTTCGGTATTGGCGAAATTGGCCCAGAGCCCAACCGAGTTCTGAGCGTTGTCTGCCGTATCAAGCCCGCCGATTTTTAGCGTTGCCGCGTTGCCCTGGAGGGTTGGCTGCGCGAGCGACACGACGCCGACAGGAACTGGCGCTGACACCGACGAAAGTGCCGTTCCTCCGAACACAGCGTCAGCACCGAAGTCGAGGACGTAAAACCGCTTGTCGTCCGGGTCCTTCGGGAAGCTCTTTCGATCATCCAGTGCCGTGAACTCAATGGTCCGGTCGATCTGCTCGCCGTTCGTAAGCGTGATCCGGAACGTGAAAAACATTCGAGGTGCTGCCAGGTCAAGCGCCCCCACCTTCACGACGCCAAAGCCGTTTTGCAGCACCGGAGCTTCGAGAACGTTCACGCCACCGGAGACAGGAGCAACCGAACTCACAGCCGAACCAGCTTCGAGCTGGTCCCTCGAGAAGTCGCCGACGAGATACAGCTCGTCGAGCGGCCCCTTTTGGTAGGTGACCGGCTTCGAGCCACTGAACACGATGAGGCGCGACCGTCCGGCGAACTTCGCCGTCCTAGACGCCGGCACAGTCACCGACCCGGTTGGTGAATTTGCGGCGACGACTGATGCAGCTCCGGCGCTTGACTGCGCGGTTTGCACAGATGCCGAGCCCACAAGGTTGACCGTCTTAGCCGCTGGCGTAACGCTTGCAGCCCCGGTCGAGCTGGTCGCCGTTTGCACTGATGCCGCGCCGACCAGATTTACTGCTTGCGTTCCTTGCGTTACCGTTACAGCGCCGGCGCCGCTTGTATTACCTTGCGAGCACGCGGCGCCAGTGAGCGTTATGGACGGCCCAGCTTGCGCAGTGGGCGCGCCGCTCATCCCAACCGCGTCTAGCCCTATCGCGTTGAAGCCAAGCATGGCGCCTCCTTATGCTGGCCAGCCAGTTGCACCGCTCTTCGGGTAGGCGAACGCGGTCGCACCGAAGTTCATCGTGTACACGAAGGCATTGCCGTTCGTCGCCACCATCGGGAACACACCGTTGCCGGCGTTGAGAGCCGTGAGCATCCCGTCAGGCATGGCGAAGACACCTTGACTCACGCCGTTTTTAGTGAATTCGATCGTTTTCGCAGTGAAGTCCGCGATTACGCCAAGCACATCATTGGTGGTCCACGTGGCGAGAGACCCCACGTTGCCGTTATTGACGTAACGCTGACCGCCGTTATACCAGCCCATGCTGGCGCCGGCCGGGTTGTCACCGCCGGGGAAGGTGGTGAGCGGCGTGCTTGCAATGCCGAGGCCCACCACACCCGACGCACCCGCGGTCATCTTGGCTTCGAACTGCCGCACGCCAGTGGTGCAGCCCGCGCTGCCGCGTGCCGAGAAGAACCCGGCGCCGCTGGTAGAGGTGGCAACCAGGTTGCCGCCAGAAATCGTGATATTGGCGTGGTGATCGGTCGGGCTCAGGGTCGCGTAGGTGGTGCCGCCACCAGTCGATCCTGCGGCAACGTTGTTGGTCACGGCCAGCGGGCCGAACGCCACCACCTTGTTACCAGCCGCGTCCTGCAGGTCATTTGTGCCGGTCGGGCTGTAGCTGACATTTGCCGCTTGACCGTTGGTGTACGCTGCGCCCATGGTAAGCGTGACCGTGAGCCCGCTTACTGCAACACTGCTGACGGTGGACTGTGCGCCGGTGACGATAAACGCGGAGGCTGGCGGGTTTCCTGCGGCCAGAGCCTCGTCGAAGGTGATGACAATCGTGTTCGCAGCGGCGTTAGGAATTGCCGGAAGCGTGGTCGTAGAAACCTTTGGCGCAGTCGTATCTGCCGCGACGACGTTGTTAGTGATCGTGAGCGTAGCGCCATCGGCCAGCGCATTGCCCACCAAGTCCTTGATGAAGTTCGTTGCCGGCTTCGCATAGGTAAGGCTTCGCGATTCGGCGGCGGTGAATGGCGTGGTCAGGCCCAGGGTAAGCGTGTTGGTGCCCGGCGTCACGCTGCTGACGGTGTGGCCAGCGACCACGGAGGCGAGCGCGGCAACGGACGGGATCGAGCTCTGATCGATGGGCTCACTGAACGTGATCGTCACAGTGCTCGGCGCAGCGGCGCTTACGATCGCACTGAGGATGGTCGGCGCAGTGGTGTCGGCACCAACCGAGCGTTTAGCTGCTGCCACGGCTAAAGCCATGCGCGTGCCCATGATGCGGATACCGGCCGAGGAATAGTGCTCGCTGTTGTTGTCCATGCCCGAAACCGGCGGCACGAACGCCATCCGATCGAGTTCAGCGACGATTTGTTTATGCCCCAGGTCGATCGGGTCGTACTTGGCCGGCGTGTACATCGTGCGGGCGTACGGCGTCATGGACATCAGGACGCACCAGGCATTTGCCGCGCCCGGAATACGGGTGCGGAAGTTGGTAATCAGGGTCTTGAACAGGGACACGAATTGCGCCTGGCTCGTCGCCGCAACAGCATCACTTTCGCCAAGCGAGCCGATTAGGCCCACGACGCGCGAACTTGGGTAAATGGCCTGCGCGGCATCGATTGCTAATTTGACTTCCCCAATCGACAG